GCCTGCTCAAGTGCCTGACTGGGAAGACAATGATATCTTGTGGCGAGGTTGTCTAGAGTGATTGTCATTTTGGTATCCACTGCGTCCCAGTCTGGTTCCTCGCCAATTACTTTCCCAGGCGGGCAGTGAGCGTGGTAATCGCAGCCATCAACACATCAGTGGGCAACATGCTGTCGCCTTGTATGACTTCGGTGCCATCGTCGTTGAGAATAAGTGTTTTGATAATGTCAATGATACTTGAACCATCAGTCTGACTTTGATTGGCCAGTCGCATGAACACTTCTAGTGGTTGTCGATCCCATGTGTAAAACTCAATGGGCTCTCCATACTGAGTGACAATACTCTCGTCATCCAATGTGATTTTGATTAGTTGCGGCTTTGCGGCCAATTGTGATAATTTCATTTGATCTCCTGTCTGTGAATCAGTGTGTTTAATACAGCTACCGTAAAGGCTAGTCTGTTCTGTGCCTTGGCAAGATCGCCTTGAGCACAGCGAATTTCGTTTGTGGCCTTGGCATTTTCGGCCAATAAACTGCGTAGCAGTTCTTCGTCGGTCTTTGAGTCTATTACTGACATCTGTGAATCTCCTTAGGCAAGTATTTAGCAATCATAAAAAAAGGCCCTGTTAAGAGCCTTTTTTGTTTGATACCCAGGGGTATTAGGTGATGGTGTAGTCGCCAGTCACAGTCAATGTGATTGGTGATACCCATACAGGTGCATCAGCTGATACAGTAGGTGCTAGGCCTGTGATGTAAGCATTGCCGCCCACGGTCTTGCCTGCGGCACCTGTGTCAGTGTCACCCATGTAAAGAGTAAACTGAACCTGGGTCTTGTCCTTGCTCAAGCCAAAGATACCTTTGCCTGCGGCACTCACAGCATTGGCTGAGGCATTGCCGAAGAACGCAGTCTGATCAAGAACTAGGTTCATGTCCAGGCTGTTGGTAGAAGTGGTTGCAATTTGCAGTTTGGAACTTTCGTCCAATTGAGTCCAGGTGAATACATCATTTGAGTTGTTGATGGTGATGTCTTGTAGTGATGGAACACTCAAGTTACTTGTGGTATTTGCACTAGCGATCAAGGTCAAGATCACTTCAGCGTTGGCATTGCCTGGTGCGGGATAGATATAAGCCATTTTGCTTTTTCCTTATTATGAATTTACAATCAGCTGTCTAAAGCTGAAATCAAACTGTGTTACCTGGGCATCACCTACGAACTCAGTTGACACTTGAGTTGCTCGTTGTGTTACACCGACAATGTCGGTGTCAAGTCTGGCATTCTGAAATGTTGAGACCATGGTAGCATAGTTTGAGGGTTGGTTTTTGGCATCAGTAGTGATAAAGGTGCGAACAGTTGTGATTTCATTCACAATGCCCACACCATTAAGCACATCGATGAGAGGTTCTTGTGCAATTTGATCAGAATCAACATAGATGTATTTGAAGTTCTTCAAGTATAATGGATCACCTGAGCTGTCCCAGGGCAATTCCGTGGACAATGTGTAACCACTGACCTTGTTGGCTCGAAAGTAATCAAGTATCTGTGTTCTCATCTAACTCTCCGTAGATTCCACACACCCGGCTGTTTGTCAGCAGAGTCTATCACAGCACTGTTATCAAAGTTATACCAATCGCCGGCAGTGATTAGTTCACCAAACAACAGATCATATTTCTGTTGATAGTAAGCCATCTTGCGACGCTCTGCTGAGTCTTCATTGGAGAAGTCAGCAACATAGGGAAGAATGTAGTTATAAAATGCATAGTAGCAACACAGGTCTGTGAAGTCATCTTCGCGAGCCTGAATCCTTGTGGGATCCAGGGGCGGGACATCAGCCACAGTGTTGATCTGGATAGCAGACGCACCTGTGTTACGAGCAATAAAATAACTTCTCCACCATGAGGTAGATCTCAACAGTTCTAGTATTCTAGCAGTAGAGCGGATCAGTTGATCCTGAATGTAATTTGCGTCAAGGCCTTCATTTTGTTCAAACAATCGTGCGTCCAAAGCATCAAGGTCTTCGCTGGTGGCGAAGCTCAATACTGTGCCGCTAAATGAGATGAAAGCCATGATGTCAAGAGCCGATCAAGGGTTGATGCTAGAGTCGAACTTCAAGTGACGACCATAGCCGTCTTGCAATTCGCCAACACCATAATAAGCACTGCAAACAATGTCATCACCCAGGAAGGCAGCACGACGCTGTGTCTCAATTGCGATATCGCCAATCATGCCAAGTCCCAAAGCATCACGCTGGAACACAGCACCAGCATAATCGCCAGCTGTGCCAGTGTCAACAATGTTTGATGTTTCATAAACAGGAATACCTGCCAACATGCCAACAAAGCCTGTTCTCATTGCTTCATTTGCGTTTTCACCGTAGGCACCCATTGTGAATGGAGTGTTACCTGAAGTTGTTAATGCTGCCTTCAAGTCATAAGCAATTTCTGGATGCAACACGCAGACCATGCCTTCTGTTGGAACAGCGGCAGCTTTTAGTGTGGCAACTGCTTTGAAGATGTCGGCAGCTGTGATAACTTGTGTGAAGTTGCCATAACCTGCGGCAAAACTTCCAAACAATGCACACAGGTCCTGGTCCATCTTTCTGGCCACGGCCTCTCCAAAAAGTCTTCCTAGGTCAGCAACCACATTACTTGCCGCTGATGTGCGAGCCAAGTCTGTTAGCAATGTGCGGATAGCAACAGGAGTAATTGTGAGTTGTGCTGTGTTGGTTGACACTGCTGTGTTTGTTACTTCATTACCTTCTGTAACTGCGGCTGCAGTCTGGATTGGATAAATCGGCACATTTACATGGGTTCCCTGAGCAGGAGCCAAGGTGTAGTTTTTTACCAAGCCACGCATGATTGATCGCTCTGATGCGACAAACATGGCTTCTTGGATGATCTCGGGTAAGAGGTCGTTTAGTGTTGTTGTGGTTGAACCGGCCATAATATATTTTCCTTAAATTTTAGGCTAGACCGCTGGCTTTGCGATATTGTGCATATAGCTTGCGGTCTTCTGGACTTTTCATATCCAGTTTGGTGATATCGACCTTGTTGCTTGTGCCTCCTCTACCCACATTTGACTGTGTGTTTGTGGTAGCAGGTGCGGCTGAAACAAAATGCGGATTCGAATCTAAAAATTCCCGCACTAGGTCATCAACTGCAAGTGGTGCTCCAGAGTCCGTGTAACGAACAGCACCTTTGGCATCAACAATCTCTACATCACCTTCTGAGTTGAGTCTAAGGTTGGGCTGTAGTAAACTACGCACTTGATCAGGATTGACGGCACGATACTTTGCGGCAGCATTCAACACCGGAGTGTTGACCTTATACTCTTTGATGATTAAATCTCTTTTGGAGATCTCAGCATCTTTTTTAGCAGCCATGTCTTGCAGGGTCTTTTCAAATTCACCACGCTTGAGTTGTTGTTCCTGAGCTCGCTTTTCAGCCTCAGTCTTTAACACACGCAGTTGATCTGGATCACCTAGGTCTTCATAGGGTTTTAACAATTTCTTTTCCAATGACCCCTTCATGCGGGCCATCATGTTGTCTACCTCTTGTTGACTGTAAGTCTTGGTTGCTGTAGCCTGATTTTCAGATGTATCTGCGGCACCAGTTGCCTCATTCGCCAATGAATTGTCTGTCATTGTTGCATCACCTTTTCTATAAAGTTTAGTAGTATATTTATAGATTATACAAAATCTTGGGTATTACTTGTAGGGTCTTGGTGGTTTAGGACGCTTCTTGTTCTTTTCTGTTCGCATGCCGCGGGCTGGTAAGGGTCTTGTCATGATTTCTCCAATTGATTAAGGATACTCCTGGACCAGGCCAATCCTGCGGGTCCACCCCACAATAGATAGGCCTGTGTGCCTGGAGTTTCAGAACCGGGTTTGTAATACACCCGGGCTCTGCTGAGGAAACTGAATGTTCTGCGAACAGTGTCTATGCTCACAGGTTCACGGTTGGCAAATTGATTTGCACGGGCTAGGCCCACTGCTGTGCCACCACGACTGCTACGA